CCGTCATTTACTAACGCAAAATATATGCCTACTGACAGCGATAAATCACCGGGATTAACTGATGGTATTTCATACAAAGAACTTATGGAGGATTAAAAAATGAAAAATAATATTTTTATAAAATGTCAACAACAGGCGCTGACGAGCGACCATGCAGGGGTGTTAAAATTAGACGATGGCAGGGTATTATTAACGACAGACGGATTTAAGGCGGTCGTGATACCGCAGGAGGATCTCATGCTTGATGTAAGTCGATTTGTATGTTTGTCAAAAAGAGTTTTAGACGGTATGGACAAAGTATCGGAGTTAAAGCTGACTTGCGATTGCAAATATACGGCTCCTAATAAAATAGTCAGACGGCTAAAGTTAGATTCCGACAAATCCGTATATGTAAACGATAAATACATAAAATTTTTCGGTACCGGGGTAAGTTACAAAGGAGACGAACGGAGAGTTTTTGTCTTTGAAAAAGATAGCAATAAATTAATCGGATTAATATTGCCGATCCACTTAAAGGAGGATTAAAGTGAAATCAAGAGTAAGAACGTATTCCAAAAAGGAAATAGGATGGCTATGTGGGGAGGCTATGGAAGAAATAGATCGATGTATAAATTCTAACGGAATAGTATTTTTAATTGCACTTATGCGGCATACAGGGTGGAAGAAAAAGCGGATAGAAGATTTCCTTTTAACACTTAATACTACTATGGACGAATACCACAAGCACTGTCTTGATAATGTATTTGATTATATGGCAGGAAAAGAACTTGCTGAAATTGGTATTGATATGGAGCAGTTACTTCCAAAGCCGTTGCCGTTTAAACAACAGTTACATAAATCTACTATTGAACGAAAAGCCAAAATAGACATTTCAGAGGTCAAAAATCTACAAGCAGAAATGTCAGGATTTCATGAGTATTTTAAAACAAAGGAGGATTAAAATGTCAGCACAAACATATGTAATCTATGACAAATACAACGGACATATAGTTTGTGACATCAAGGATAATTACAGAATTTTTGACAACGCAGTTAAGGCAGAACAGTACATACGGGATAAGAATTTGAATCAAATTGATTTCGTGGTTGAGAGGAGGGACAAGTTTGACAAAAGAACAGTTAAAGAGGTACAGAGCATTAAAATTTGAATTAGCCGATGTTAATACACAAATCCAGCTAGGAAGTACGCAAGATAGTGTGCAAGGTTCAATGAAAGAATTCCCGTGGACTATTGGCACAAGGCATGTTGAGGGTGTTCCTGACGAGGATTATGGCCTATTGGTCAGGAAGTCTAACCTTAAAGCACAGATTAAAGAGATTGAGGATTTTGTTAATGGCATACATAATTACAGGATAAAAAAGGCAATTCAAATTTATTATATTGATGATATTGAATCGGGGGAGGATAAGCCTACTTGGGAAGATGTTGCGGATAAATTTAATGACGGTTCTACAGGTGATTCCGTTAAACAGGCAGTAAGTAGATTTATCAGAAATAATTAATAAAATGTCACGAATGTCACACATGTCACAAATAAGTGTGCTATAATTATAATAAGGAATGATATAAATTATCGTTTCTTGGTTTTAATTTCTTTCATTTTTTATAATCCTTGCTTAACGCTCTTGTCAGAACTTTGGTCAGACTGGCAAGAGCGTAAAATTTATTTAGATATATCAGGTAATATAAATGTTTACAGTTCAGCAAATCAAACACATGATAAATACAGACAGTCTGCATACGTTCTACAATAGCCGTTCATGGCGCAGGCTGGCTCATGAAGTTATGAGAACACAGAACAATGAGTGTCAGATGTGTAAGGCGCAAGGAAAGTATAGCAAGGCTGTTGCAGTACATCATGTAAACTATATACGCAAACGACCTGACCTGGCTTACAGCAGAACTTACATAGACAGTGAGGGCAAGGAGCATAAGCAGTTAATTGCTTTGTGTCATGAATGTCATGATAAGATACACGAACACGGAGCGTATAAGAAAATAAATAAAAATAAATTTGTCAACGAAGAAAAATGGTGACCCCCGGTCGAAAAAAATGACTTTTTTAAGGGGGACGTACACCGTCCGGGAATTAAGACAATTCAGATCTGGAGAATTTCCATAGAGGGGGGGTAGTGTTATGCAGGAAATTGAATTTGATCCCAAAATTTTTAAGCAGTCGAGAAAATATAAAGCCGTAAGAAAAGATTTACTTGATCAAATAAAATTAAAGGGAGCTGACACTCCCACTTTCCGTGATTTAGTAGAAGATTACATGTCATTGTGGCTGACCAAAGAACTACTAAGAATGGATATTGAAAATACGGGGATTCGGGTTGCCTATGACAACGGCGGCGGTCAGAAAGGATTCAAGGATAACCCCAGTATAGAACGTCAAATCAAGGTCAATGCGCAAATGCTAAAACTTCTTTCAGAGCTTGATATAAAAACAAGCAATATTATGAGCGAAGTAGACAATGAGTTGTAAAATCAATATTCACATCAAGCAGTACATTGACCTTGTACGCAGCGGTAAAATTGAAGTTTGTCAAGAGCAAATAAAGCTTTGCAATTACATTCAACATATTTTTGAAACGGAGGATATACATGTTGACGAACAGCAGCTAGAAAAATATTTAAGTTATCAGAAGTACTTCCCATACAAGCTTTTCGAATGGGAAGAATTTGTATTTACACTGCATAACTGCACATATCGCAGTGACGGCGAATTGAGATTTCCCGTATTGTTTATCTATGTAGGACGCGGCGCAGGAAAAAACGGCTATCTTGCCTTTGAGGATTTTTGTCTGCTTACTCCGACCAACGGCGTAAAGAAATATCACATTGATATTTTTGCAATGTCGGAAGATCAGGCAAAATCAAGTTGGCAAGACGTGTACGATATTCTAAACGAAAAAGAAAGTGTTATGAAAAAACACTTCTACTGGAATAAAGAGGTTATCAAAAATCTGAAAACCGGTTCAGAATTCCGTTATCGTACATCAAGTCCAAAAACCAAAGACGGAGGACGTCCCGGCAAGGTCGACTTTGACGAATATCACGCCTATGAAAATTACAAGCTGATAGACGTTGCAACAACGGGACTAGGCAAAAAGCAATATCCCAGACGAACGATAATGTCAACTGACGGATTGGTTCGTGGGGGTCCTCTTGATGATTTGATTGAAAAATGCGGAAAAATTTTAGACGGCGATATACCGGATAACGGTACATTGCCTTTTTTGTGCCGTCTTGATTCAGATGACGAGGTTGACGATAAAACCAAATGGGCAAAACCTAATCCGTCACTACCATATCTTCCGCACTTAAGAACAGAATTGGAAACAGAGTATTTTGACTACTCGCTTAATCCGGCTGCAAATACTTCATTTATTGCCAAGCGTATGAATCGTCCTCCAAAAGAGTTGGAAAATGCAGTTACATCATGGAACAATATACTTGCTACCAATCAGCCGATCGATGAAGATTTATTGAACGGTATGCCTTGTGTTGGCGGTATTGACTATATGAAGTCAACTGACTTTTTAGGCGCAGGACTTTTGTACCGAGTTGGCAAAAAAGATTACTGGATAACACATACATGGGTATGTAAAAACAGTCCGGATTTAAAGAGAATAAAAGCACCGCTTGAACAATGGGCGGCGCAGGGACTGCTGACATTTGTTGATGCAGTTGAAATATCTCCGGAACTTCCGGCAGTATGGCTAGCGA